TCCGGCCTTGGTTTCTGCGTAGGTGTCGAAGGTGAAGCCTAGGCGGGCAAGCTCACGCGCCGCCATCTCTGATAGGTCCGTGGTCGTATAGTCGACACCGAAAGTCAGAGACTGATTAAATCGGCGGGACGTGACCTTTAATCGTGAGCCGCATGAGTACGTTGGGCCTAGATATTTAACTTCGATTGCGTGTTTGTGTTGCATATTAATTGCCCCTTTGTGTTCGAGCTTCAAATTCTTTAGCCAAAAATAGACATCCAGAAACGACTATCCAAACGACTGGAACCAACACTATCCCGAACTGACAGGCGGTCGAAAATGGTGCCCCTAAACTTGAAAGAATCACGACCCCGAACATAAATATCCCGGCCATTCCAAACAAAAGATCATTCACACTATTCATTTTCTCAAAACCTCATTTGATTAAATTTTCCTACCCCATTAATATACCCCAATCTGACGTATTATACACATGGTATTATTTCAATGCATTGACGGGAACACGTCAATTAAATATAGTCTCGAATATGAAACCTAAAATTAAATGGAACCGGGATCAGATAATCGCCTGGCTCAATCTCGGTTGGCTACAGGTGGATATCGCCAATCATATGGGCGTACCTGTATCCGCGTTAAACTCGTACCTTAGAAGGGCACGTATCCAACGTGTATACGTCTATGTTCCTAAATGATTGAAATTAAGAAATGGGCTATTGAGGAATGTTTAATCCTATGGAATTTAATATTTTAAAAACCACCACCAGGGCACAGTTACGTAGTCTGAATACAGTAGACGCGGGCGCGTAGACGCGGGATAATGATCATTATGAACGATATTGATACCCAGTCGCATGTTTTAACCACCGGTTTTAACCAACCGAAGGTTTGCTTTGATCCTGATCAGGGTATTTGTTTTGTGAGGCCTTACAGGCTCGTTAATGGGCTTGCTGAGGCGATTAAACAGGGGGTTATTGTTTCGAGTGTGGATTGAGGACGATCGGGGCCCCATTTTGGTTTATTGGTTTGGGATGAATTTGTGAGTAGTATCGGGTTTTGGGATTAGAGAAAAATGAGCCCTCTCAAACGCAACAACATTGCAATAAGGGGGGTAGGGGGTTTTTTACACCGCCAGCCACGCCCGAATCTGCCCCCAATACGACACGTCAACTATTGCCAAAATAAGCATCGAATACGCTCGATATAGGGGCGTTTTCACATAATAGTTATTATGCGACATAGAATTTAGGCACGTTTGACTTTGGTTTAATTAAAAGTTAACGTTTGGCCATGAGCGAATTACTGCCAGTGGACGATCAGGATTTAAAAACCTCGGCGGCGCGGATGATCCGCAAACTGATCCCATTCGAGGAAGTCGTTGAGACCATCTCAGAAGCCCTCAAGGCTGAAAAGAATATCCACTCCAGAGAACACGGGATCGTCATAGTGCCAGACTGGGAAGCCCGGATAAAAGCGGCCAACCTACGTGTGCAGTTAGGCGGGGAACTAGACGAGGAATTCATCCCAGGCGACGCAAAGAAAACCTTGCGGGTGTTACTGTCCAAAGACCCCGACAAGGCGCTTAAAGCGCTTGTATCAGCAAAGGCCCCCAAGGAATGACGCTAGCAAAATTCAACGGGTCATTGGCCGTAGATATCCCGTCAGCGGGCAAGCCATTGATCCTAGGGGACATCGTAATTGAGGCCCTATTATCAACCGCCAATACTGAATTGTATCGGTCCTATGACTTGCGAAGAATTGCCCAGAGGCTGATAGTGTCGGGCTCCCTGGCATCCCTAGACGCTTCAGAAGGCAACGCAATAGTCCGGGCCTTATGCTTATCCACGATTGACCGAATCAGTTACGACTATAACAACACGGTATCGCTAGTCGCCGACTTCTTTGGGATTCCCCGCTCATGATCACAACCCTACTACTCGCAGTCCTACTACTCGCAGTCAACGCCCTATACGTCTGCGGTGTCGTAATGTTCATTATGCGGATAACTCACTTCTCGCGAAACAACGCAGACCCTATCGCCGCAATACGTCTCACAAAGCCCAAGACACCGTCTCAGCCCACCAACCCATTCCAGGCGGTAGACCAAGAAAACGATTGGTTATCTAGGGGTTAAATACGCTTACCGAACACCAGGAACCTGAAGTCTCTGACGTCGAATTAAACCCAAAGTTAACCATGTTTTGGGAAGCAATCTTTAATGACGATGGCACAGTAAATCTCGACAGCCCCTATGACGAATTCTCAATATGGGGAGGGTACGGTTCCGGCAAGACCATGACCGTACTATTAGCCATATTCCAAATCTGCGAACAGTACAAAGGCGTCAAGATCACCGTAATCAGGGAAACATACACTCAGCTAGACGACACGATCATATCCGACTTTAACGAGCTATTTGGGGGCAATGGCTACGTCCACAAGATCCAGCCCAAAGAAATGCACTTCCCAAACGGCTCACTTATACGCTTCAGGGCCTTTGACCAGCCTGAGAAGATCCTAGGAGGCAACATAGACGTCATCGTGATATCCCAAGCGGAGCAGATACCAGAGGCCCTATTCAAAGAAATTTTCGGAAGACAGCGTGGTAAATCAACGTTAAAGAAGAAAATTTTAATAACGGAAGGTAACCCTGCCCAGTGTTGGGCAAAGACGCGCTATATCGACAATCCGCTACCTTCCAATATCTTCTATATCCAGGTCTCAACGCTTGATAACAGGGCATTCTTAGACAAGTACAACCCGCAGTTTATCCCTAACCTGATAGCCAACTACAGTGAGTCTCAGCTCGCTTCAAAGATGTTCGGGGAATGGGGTTCTCATGAACTTATGGTCTTTTCGACGTTTAAAGACTCTGAGCATGTGGTGGACGCATTCGTGCCTGAGATGGGCATGAGAGACGCTATTGGTGGGGATTACGGATTCAGAAACCCAGCGGCATTTGTGTGGGGGTTGAAAGATTTTGACGGCAACGTCATTATTTATGATGAATGGTACGAAAAAGAACAATCAGTTCAACAGATAGCGACCGCAAGCAAGCGTCACGGCAAAAAGCTCGTGGTATACGACTTCTCGACGAAGCGACCGGACCGTGATGGGAAATCCGTCTGGCAAGACCTAGAAGCTGAGGGAGTGCCGCTACTCGAATCAAACAAGGACGAAACTCGAAACATCGCTCACGTTAATTGGTTATTTAAGACTGGGAGGCTGTTTATCACGCGGAACTGCGTCGAATTGATTCGGGAGATACGGAACTACCACTGGAAGAAAATGAGGCTGGGGGACGAGAAGAACCTCGATGAGAAGCCACAAGACAAGGACAATCACGCGATAGACGCCATGCTCTACCTGATTTGTTTTTTAGAGGACCTGACAAGCAGTGATCCGAAGCTAGACACATCAGGTAAGCGATTAGAGAAAATGTTGGTCATGCCGAATAAGCAAGAATGGGAGAATCAAGGATGAGTTTTAGCCCTCAAGACGAGATCAGAATTAAGACGATGGTACGGGCTTCGGTAGAGTCCCTGCTAGGGGAATTGAAGTCAGAGAAGGAATCGGCTGAGAAGAAAATTAATGACTTCCAGGCTACGTTTTTAGAGAACATCAAGGAACATGTGGAGTCGATTGGTGGCATTGCTGCCGCCAAGATTATGAGGGCTGAGTTTGGGGAGCTTGTGACCAACATTGAAAGAAAGGTGGAAACCAGTAAAGAATTATTTGAGCAAATAAACAAAAAGACGTCTCCGGTTACGATACTCAATGAGTTGACACGGGTACACCAGCGTATGGTCCAGATTGAGAATCGCATTTCCAAGATGGCGAGTGACTTTGATTTTCATTTTACGTCGAAGTTTATTGACCACATCACTGACGAGGAGCTTATGCAGCTTTATATCCAGAGTGGGCTTTTGCTTAAACACATTCAGGAAGAGTTTAAGGTGGAGGCGACAACCGCTCACAGTTACGCCCATGGCCGGATTAAGGACATTCACATTCGGGATAAGCTGAAGAAGTTTTATGTCACGGCGATCAGGTCAAGGGTAGCAATCTAATGGCACCTCATCAGCATTTGGTATTTTTTAAATGCCCCAGTTGTGGGGCGACTACCGAGGAACTTTTTACCGCTGGCGGGGATTATAAGCTTGTCTGCTATAACTGCCCGACACTCATGGAATGGTATCGACTTCGGGTGTACCGGGAAAATGTTACGGCGTCTGGACGATCATTTAATTTTATTCCGCCCATGCACGAATATTTTGAGCCGGGATTACCTGGTGGCGGGAAGGTGGTACATTCTCGAAAGGAACTTGAAAACTACGCCCGTGAGAATGGGAAAATCTGGGCGTCTGAAAAAGAGATTTCACAGGAGGCGGATCATCATAGGGCTCGACTTGAAAAAGAGAGTGACGAGCGCCTCCGTATTAATGTCCGCAATTCAGTAGGTGCATATCTTGCACATACTGGTCAGGGTCGTTGGTGAAAAAAACAGAAATGACAATGGGGGCTTGCGATCACTTAAATAGCCCCAATGTTAGGTATGCCAACCGGTCAATCGGATCAGCCAGATTCAAAGAATCAACAAAAGACCGATGATAAGGCCCTCGTTGAGCATTGCCGTAAACTTTACTCGATTGCTACTGAGAAGCAACCCAAGGACCGATTAAAAACCTGCGCCCAGTATTATCTTGGGAGGTACAAAAACGGGGATAGCCAGGGCAATGGCGTCCAGGGTTCCGCCAGCACAAAAGACTCGTACAACATTATCAATCCGATTGTTGAGACCAAAACAAGCCTCACTCTTGATTCAGAGATAACCACATCCGTTAATGCCGTTATTGGGGCCATGGCGGATCTCAATGCCCTTACTCAGATCCAGGCGATTTCCGATGTCATGAACGATATTCTTGATCACATCAAACGGGTCAACAAATTCGAGCAGTTTGGACGCGAGTCGATCCGCAGCGTTGAGATGTTTGGCATCATGATTGGGCGTGTCTCCTGGGACCAAGATCAGCTACAGGGGATTGGTGAGGTCAAGATTGATTTGATCGACCCTAAAAATTTTTTCCCTGATCCCGCCGCCCGGACGATCGCCGAGTGTAACTATGTCATTTTAAAGAACCGTTACAGCGCAATCACCCTAAAACGCCGCTACCCCGACCGTATCGAAGATATCGATAAACTCATGAAGACTCAGGCCGAAAAAAGCGGGTCCGACATGATGGATCAGTCCAATAACGTCGTGACCTACAAAAACGATGTCTCCGCCGCCCAAGTCTATATTTCGAATAATCCCAACCTAGTGAGTATGTCCGAAAGTGTCGAGGTTCTAGAATGTTACCTCCGGGATGATTCCACGTTTATTCCCGGCCAAGGGGATAGCGGGGCGGAAATCGCTGAAAAAGAACGAATCGGATTTCGCTACCCTTATGGTCGGGTCATCATATTCGCCGGGGACAACCTCATTTTTGAAGACAAGCCTATTGAGATCCCAACAGGAATACCGATTGTTACCGCAAACCTTTATCCAACCGATGACATCTGGGGACAAGGCGACGTTGAGAAGCTGATCCCGGTTCAAGACCGGATCAATCGCGCCTACCGCCGCATTCAGCTTCTTGTTGGTGGGTACATTTCAACGATTTTAATCGACGAATTAGCTGGCATTACCAGCGAAAACGAGTTCGTGAATAAACTAATCACTATTGTAGAGACTGGCGTTTTGCCAGCCCGGCAACCGATCATTTTGACCAACAACACACTCTCCGAGATCCGCAACCTCACCGATCTGGTCGCACAGTTGAAAGCTGAAGCGAAAGAAATTGGCCGTGTTAACGACATGATGATTTCCGGCCAGTCTAAGGAAAATGTCAGCAGCGCCAAGATGGTAGATAGCCTCAATGAAAGCCCTATGACGTCCATCCGCGAGATCCAGGCGGTCTACTATCAATATCTGGTCGATATCTCGAACTACGCGATCATGGTGGCTCAACAGTTTTACAACATCCCCCGAATTATCCGAATGACTAACGGGAAAGACTTCCTATCATTCACGCCGCCCCAAGACGGCCAAGAGGGGAATATCCAGCAACTCCAGCTTCAAAAGGGCGAAGGTCCCGACCAGACGCTAAAAGTCGTAAAAGAAATAAAGGGGGATCTTTCCCTTACCGAATTCGAGTGCGAAGTCAGTACCGGGCGAAATCTCCCCCGCTCTCGCGGCGCAATCGCCGCCCTTACCATGGACCTTTATAAGTCCGGCGTCTTCGGGCCACCAACGTCCATGCTTTCCCGCGAAATATTGCTCGAGAATCTCGATTTCCCCAATATTCGAGGGATTTTAGACCGTATGGAAAAAGACCAGGAGGAAATGGGTCAGCTTCCACCGCCTACGCCACCGATCGAAAAGATCACCATGGCATATACGGACCTTCCGGTACCGGCGCAAGCAGAACTTCTGCAAAAAAACAGCCTTTTGCCGCCGGAATTAGACCCATCCGCGCCGCCATTACCGGTTCCACCACCGCAATAAATAAACGTCACTGAAAAATGCCGAAATGAAATCTATTTACAAGTAGATTAGCTTACCCTGCATGTATACAGCAGGAAATAAGTTCAGGATCAACACGGATCAGTCCGATTTTGCGGAAATCGTCGGAGTTTACCCCGGCGGACAGGGAAAAAAATTCACTGAATACAAGATCAGTTTTGCTGGAGCACTTTTTGTGATCCAAGAGGAATTTTTGGATCGAATTTTTGTGGAGCTGAAGGCAATAGACCCAATCGCATCGGTATTCCAGAAAATAGTGGAGGCTCCCGATGAGTTGGAAGAATCCGAAGAGCCCAAAGTCTCTTCGCCAGTGGTTGAGGATGTTTCGCAGGAACCAGGAGGAGAAATTAAACGTGGACGACCAAGGAAAAATTAAAATCAATTTTGGACAAGATCCCGGAATGGGCGCAGCCCCAGATATGGGCGGCGAGTCCGAAGGTGGCGAAGCCGACTACCTAAAAGGCAAGCTTTCCGAGATTAAGGCCATGCTTTCGAGTGGGGACGTTAATGGCGCGATGAAGTCGATCGATGAGTGCCTTGGCGCACCACAAGATGATGCTGGGCCAATGGGCGCGGAGTCTATGCCGATAAATGCCCCGAAAGGCGCACCCTCCGCCAAGATCAAGGTCAATTTCAAGTAAAGGAACCTCATGGAAAACGAATTCGAACAAGAATCAGCTACGGAAGACATGGATATCGATCAATCGGTCGAGCCCAATGCCGCTATAGAAACGGAATCTCAAACCTATGATCAAGATCCTCGATTTGAAACGGAATGGAACCGCGATCCCCATGCAATGTATCGATCGTTCCTTAATGTCGAGAAAAGCCTCCCGACGCTTCAAAAGGAACATGGCGAGTACAAGCAAAAGGTTACTGATTACGAGTCTAAGCTGTCGACACTCGAAGGAGAAGTCGGAAGCCTTTCTCAAGTTAAGCAGTTGGTTGAGTTTTTTGAATCCAATCCGGCTTATCAGACTGCCCTCATGGAGAACCTGGAAAAGGTAGCCGCCGAGCAACGCCGAGTTAAATATGGGGATCTTCCGCCTGAAATGATATCGAAACTCGAAAGAGCTGATGCGGTAGATAAAAAATTTCAGGAAATGGAGCGGGCGCAAGAGTTGGAAAAGCAAACGAACGTCATTCACTCCGAATTGGCGGGGATTGATTCAATCTCCAAGAAGTATGGGGTCGAATATGACCAACGCGAGTTTTTGACCTACTGCAAAACCAACAATATCCCACCCCAACACATGGGGGCCATTTTCTCTAAATTTGCCATGGATGCCGTTGTAAAAAATGCACAACGACAGTCTTCGGTGAACACAGCAAAAACGATTCAAGGCAATAAAGCTCGGGCCATTGCGCCGTCCCAGTCCCGTCAACCCAATGCAAAGCCCGAATCGTATCGAGATCAAATCGCCCGAATGCTCACGAAGTAAGAAAGGAATAAAAAATGCCAGTCAACAATGATATTTTAGCGGTAACGCAAACTGAGTTGATGAAAGACATCCCCGACGCCCTAGCTCGGTCAAATGCGCTTTTAAACAAACTCGTTAAAAAACGGTCTAAGCCCTTTAATGGAGGTAACTTAACCTTCCAATTCCCGGTCAATATTCTTGATAACGCCGCCCAAGGGTGGATCGATGGATCGACCGACGTAATTTCAAACAACCCAAACCAAGAATTGGTATACGGGCAGTTGACCTATAAAAAGTTCGTATCTAGCGCGGTTTTGACGCTAAACGACATTGCGGCAACCGATAACAGTCCTAACGCAATCGCGGATTTGGCTGTAGTCAAGAAAAACGTTTCCCAGTCCACTATGGTCCGAACAATTTCAAGTGCCCTTTATGGCTCTGGAACTACTTCGAACATGGCGATCAACGGATTTGGCGATATTTTCGGAGCTTCAGGAACTGCGTACGCCGGTATCAATAACACCGATTATGCAACTTGGTATCCTCAAGTGGACAGCACCAATACGGTAGTTTCCTACGACGTTATTTCAGGCCTTCTCGCTTCACTTTATGAAGTCGTTAATCAGCAGCCCGCCGACAACGAATTGGTAAGTTCTTACGATATCGATTTGATGCTGTCCAAAGCGAACATTCAATCACGGTACAAAACCCAGTTGCAAGTTCAACAACGGTTCATGTCCGAGGAAATGGTCAAGTCTGGATTCAAAGGGATCGAAGTGGATGGGATTCCTTGGGTCATCGATTACTACTCACCGTCAAATTACCTCTACATCCTATCTTCTGCGTCCATGCACTTCGGATGCCGATTTGGATTCTGGTCTGGAAAAAAATCGCCACTCGATTCAGTTCAAACGATCCCGAATCAGCCAATTTCAGTCGCGACAACTTATCACGTTGGAAACCTGTATTGCGAAAACCGACGAGTAAACGCCGTCGCGACCGCTCTAACTTCTTAAGAAAGGACGAAGACAATGAGTTTTCCAATTTATAGTCCAAATTCAATTTATGAAAATGATTTAACGGTCCCTACATCGGCAAAAAACCCAGCGTATCCGTTGGGAATGGTTTACCATATGGTGGATTCCGATAATCCAAATGCGATCAAACGTTTCATGTATGTTAAATCGCATACAACCCTGACCCAATATCAGCCCTATACGGTTGTTGGCATCAATACGAGTGGTAGCGAGTTTGTCACGGCAGCTCCCGCAACTCTTGCATCAGGGGTGACGGTCTGTATCCCTCAAGTGGCCTTTACTTCTGGATACTATGGGTTCGTTCAAATTTTTGGTCAATGTATTTCAAAACTAGCCAACGAGACACACGTCGCTGGCGATTACCTCAAATTACTGAACGCCGGCACCACATTGATCGTTGATGGGACATCTAGTTCCACTGCTTTCAGCGCAAAGAGTGTGGCTATCCAGGTCGGCGCTTTGTCCGGTGCCGGAACCGCAAGCGTTATTTTATTCTCTGACTACCGTACCGCTTTAGTAAGTGCGAGTTAGGCCAAGTTAATGGCATTCTCATATACGAAGAAATATGACGTTTTCGGGAATAAAAAGCATGTGTTTGGGACTTATGCGAGTACCGCCGGTGATACCGGCGGGGCCATCACTACGGGGCTGACCATCGTTGATACGTTTTCAGTGAGCGTTGCTACGTCAACGCCTTCGACCGTCTCCGTGATCTCAGGTGGGACGGTAACCATTACCACCACCGCAAATCAAACAGGTACCTGGCAGGCAACTGGCGTATGAGCAACATTACGTCGCAGAATATTCGAAATCAGTCAGATACCTACGGGAAGCCAATTGGGTTAACGATTAATGCTGTCGGAAACACTGCGGCGTATAAGTTCTATTCGGGTTCGGTTGATACAGGCACTACACCGGTTGTGTTGGATGTATATACGGACCTTGGACGCGTTGGCAGCTCCGGGTATATCCAAAACTTTACATCGTCGGTCAAATTTACCGTCGCAATGTCTATCGATGGAACAACTTATGGCGATGAAATCAGCGTTAGAGATACCGCCATATTGAATTTGGATTCATGGATCGGATTTAAGAAAATCCGATTAACACGAGTCGGTGGTAACTCCGACTATGAAATTTTGGTGAAATAACATGCCTACACTCGCACCATTTGGAGGATCTTCAAGTTCGGGATCTCGGATTTCCGTCATTGCCGTCACGAGCGGATCGGGCTCCCATTATGTTCTTTTGACAACACAGACAGGGTCATTAATCACCAACGAAGGAGCTACGGCTGAGGTTTATGTTGACCTCCCTACTGCTTCTGCCGGACTTACCTATGGATTTGCGATCCAGGATGGCGACGGCATGAGGGCCATTGCAAGTGCAGGAGACACGATTCGTACCGGTGACCAAGTCACGTCGGTTGCCGGGTATATCACGTCATCATCTATTGGCTCAGTCCTATGGATGACAGCAATTAATGCTACTGAATGGATTTGTTATGCCGGTGCCGGAATTTGGACGCCTAACTAAAGGAATTTTATGAAAAAAATACTATCTGCATTATTTCTAATCTTGGCAACGCCATTGTTCGCTCAAATGTATTATGGACCATTTACCGCTAATGGCAGCAACCTTCCTCCTGGGGCAGTGACCGCAAGTTATACAAAAGGATTTTCAGCCGTTACGGGAAATCTTTCCGGGCAATTAACAGGTCAACGGATATCCATTACTAATGGGATAAATGCCGTCACGGGCAATTTTACAGGCGATGTCGTATTTGATACCAACACTCTTCAAGTAGATGCAACAAATCACCGCATCGGCGTTGGAACGCCGACCCCCTCAACAGTTTTTAATATCCGATCAGCATCACCTCAGGCGTATATCCAGGCCTCATCAGGGACGGCAGTTTTAACGGTAGATTCGGCATCAGGATCGGATGCTTGGCTTAAAATTCAAGAGAACGGAACCCCTCAGTGGTCGATTGGAGAGAGTTCCTTAAATGGAGGCCCTCTATTTTTCTCAACTGGTGGGACCTTAACTACTCCAAAAATGACGTTAACATCTACCCCACGCCTGGGGATTGGAACAACTACCCCGTATTCAACTCTTCAAATCGCGGGTACGGCCACGATAAATATCACAAAAGCAACCACTCATTTGGCAATTGGGGGGGGGGAAAGTGGAATAAACACATACAGATTGATTGGGTTCGGTTTTGTAGGAAGTGGTGCAACCGATGTTCAGCCAGCTAATATCGGCTATGTAGAGACATCTAATTCGGGTGGGACGAACGGCGCAATTGTATTTCTAACTAGGAGTGTAACTACGTCTACAGCAACACCTTCAGAAAGAATGAGGATTGACTCGTCTGGAAATGTTGGCATTGGCTTAACAAATGCTACGCATCTTCTTCAAGTCTCGACTGACGACGCAGCGAAGCCGGGAGTTGGTGGCTTATGGACCGTTATTTCAGATGAACGTGTAAAAACCAATATTCAAGACTTGGACGACGGCCTCGGAATTCTAAATAATCTTCGCGTTCGCGAGTTTGAATACAATAAAGAAGCTTGTGCATATTACAAGTTCCCCGTTGGTCAAAAACAATATGGGTTCATCGCTCAAGAATACGAAAAGGTGTTTCCAAACGATGTAAAGGTAACTTCTGGCGATACCAAGATTGGAAAACTTTGTGTTAAAAACCTAAAACAGATTAACACGGGTCAAACATCAGCCCTTGTAATCCGGGCAATCCAGCAGCTAGATGAGCGATTGACCGCCTTGGAAAAACGTCTTGAATAGTGGCAAAGCGAGTCAAGTTCGACGTTGATCAATTAGAGGTCTCCGAAAGTTCAGACATCCTAACGGATGAATCATTTTCGGCGATCTCCGATTTCTCTTTTTATTCAAAACAATCACTGATAATCCCACCGGGAAGCGTCTGGCGCTCGGTGGCGATGTATCAAGTGTTGTCCGGGGTTCTTCCACTAGGCGACGCAAAGGCCTCGACTGCAATGAGGCTAGACGCATCAGCACCCGTGTATCTTCGGGTTGATAGCGAATCTGACGAATTTTTGATGAACTCATCAGTAATCCTTACAGGTTCGTTTCCAGCACTTCAATTCAAAAGCTCAAGCGATGTCGATGTGGATGTCGATCTTTTGGTATGGGGCGACGGAATCGATGTAAGCGCCTCAAATCCATATTATTTGAGCGCGGCACAATCTGGAATTCTGGTCACTAATCAAGGACTTTCAGTTCTTGGTTATGTCATATTGCCGCCATTAAAACGGGGGCTAATTTATGGCTTCGAAATTGAGAATGCCCACGGGATTCGATTCTACTGCGTCGGGGATACGACAATCACGGGGTTTGCCCAAACAAGTACCTTAAATGGCTATTTCGAATCATACACTCCGGGCTCAATCATATACGTGACTGGAACGGCCACCGGATGGCTAGTGACAAGCGGCTCCGGCGTCTGGACGGCAGGCTAATGCAAGCACTATTCCAAGGCATTCAATATGAATTAAATGCGGCCAGCGATGTTTTGACCGAAGTCTCATTTGAGATAGATGCGGATTTTGCGATTGTATCTAAAAGTGAGTCTACTGTCGCCGCCGATTCTAATTGGTACACAGTCGATTTGAGCCGCATTCCTACGATCACAGGGATTCGAATTTCAACAACGGAAACGCTCAACTGCAAAATAAACAGCGGCAACCAATTCACGATAACGGGCGAGTTCATTCTTCTGGGATCGATAGATTCTATTGAGGTTCAAAACGACGGCGAAGACGACGCCGATTTCAATTCTTTTGTGTGGGGTCAATCATGACAGTTTATGGCAATGCTGGCGTATTATTTAATATCACCGAGGAAGCGGACACCACAACGGGAACGGTCATCCAGGTCCAAGAGGTTCCAACTGCAATCGGTACCCTAGATATTGACGAGGACGATATTGTTTTCTCTGTTGATGGCTCCGTGGGGACCACAGTATTCACATTCAACCTTAACGCAATTGATAATCAATCGGGGACAGGATATTCCACCCAAATCGTTCGAAACAATGATGGGGATCTCTCTTATCTTAAGGCCTTGGTAATCTACAATTCCCACGCATCAAACAACCTGATATTGGGTGCCGCAGCATCCCAGAATCTATTCACATGGCACACCACCTCGGATTATATGATTATTTCTCCGGGCCAAGCACAAACATTCATTTATTCCTCAGAAATATCGGTTGCATCTGCGGGGAGTTTTAAGCTCACAGGGTCCGCTTCTGACACCACATTCCAGATGTGGATACTGGGGACTGATTAATGCTCGTTAGAGAGTGTATTGAACGAATCCGGTTTGCCACGTCTACGCTTGATGACTTATCAGGCAAAGCAATCAATACGCTTTTCAATAACAACAACATAGTTCAGCAATTAATGTTTGGGCTCGATCGCTATGCCGCTGAGACCCAGGCCTTAGAGGGATTTTATTCCAAATGCCTTGATACCAATGAACACACTATAGACGCCCCCCCATTGGCGTTAAGGGCCAAAACATACCGGTTCATTATGGTATGGGTCCAAGGAATAAAATATATGCTCGATGTGGTCAATTTAAACCCCGCAGAGGCGGCATTCCAATATCAATGGAAGGGCGTTCCGCGCTGGATTGTCGCATGGCAAAACAAGCTCATTGTTTACCCAACCGACGTGTCATCATTTCAGACGACGACGCTGACAAAGGCGATAACATCCGAGTCCACCACCATTGAAGTGGATGATGCTTCGAATTTCCTTCAATTTAGCGGATTTATCCAAATCGGTGACGAAAAAATAGGGTATCTCAGTATGTCCGACAACGTTTTTTATGGGTGCGAACGTGGCGTTCAGGATACCACCGCCGTGTCTCATTCTATTGGATCGGAAGTGAAGGAAAATAACTTTTGGGTTTACTACTACAAGCGCCATTTCCGAATTCCGGTAATCAACAATGTTATCTCTCAAAAAACTCTCGATATGGAGATGGAAGTCTGCGATGAACACATGGAAATCATCACGTCGTACACCGCATCGGTCCTACTCGCAAAAATTGACCCCATCAGAACGGCGGTTTACGACAAAACTTTCGCTGAAGCGTTAGTTATGGCGAAGGCCCAGGTTCGACGCGGTCGAAAAATGATCAATCCTAACGGCGATATCCGAAACCCGATTTTCTTTGAGACGAACAACCCCGGAATCTATTTGACATGAACCTATCGACTGGATGGACCGGCGTCCAGGTTCAATTCAAGGGGATGCGAAATGACGTCGGTTCCAAGTTTATTGGTCCCGAGTATTTGCTGAATGCCGTCAATGTAAACTACGACTCCATTGTCGGGGCAGACAAAATCCTAATGCCAGAAATGGAAGCTGATTTTAATACAGCTCACGATGTCGATGGAATTTTTGAATTCGCCTATTTGAACGCTCAAAATGTCCCGCAAAGCGTATCAATCGCAGTCGTTAACGGGACTTTATATAAGGACTGGATAAACGCTACCCCAACGGCCATCTATACAGGGATGACGCCGGGTAAATGTGACTTCGGTGTACTCAATGACCAGTTATTTATCGTAAATGGGCTCGACTACCCTATTCGGTTTGACGGGACGCTTGTTGCTCAAATGGGAGCCCCTTATGCTGCCGATTCTGGGTCGTCCGGCAATTTAAATGGGGCCTATTATTATGCGATGACCTACGTGACTGCCGGTGGAGAAGAAGTGATTGGGACCGTATCGAATTCGATCACGGTGGTTAACTCTCAGATGGAACTCACTTTGCCGATAGGATATGCCGGGACTACAGGAAGAAAGATATATCGGACAATTGCCGGGGGGACGTCACTTTTTCTTCTCGCAATCGTTGGGGATAACACAACTTTGACCTATGTCGATAATGTTGCGGATGGGAGTCTTGGGGCAGCTATACCAGCAATAAACAATGAATGCCCAAGGGTAAAGTTCATCGAAGTCTCATTTGAGCGTTTAATCGGTCTTGGTGACCCACTCTACCCGACGCAAGCATGGGTGACGGATTCGGAAATTGAGGTTTTTGATAACGGGAATTTTGAGAATGTATCAAATATCGATAACGACGGGACCCCATTAACTGGCCTTAGTCTGGATTATGCAAAGGTCGTCATCGGTTCAAAAAAAGCCGTCTATGTAATGGACGTCTCGACCGCGACCCCAACCCTTTCCTCAACCAGGTCAAACGTGGGTGTTTTGAATGGCTATTCAATGGTCAAAGTTCCCGTACAAGGCGATTTCCCCGGCGGAGTGATGTTCCTGTCCACGTTAAACGATATCCGCCTTTTCAATGGCAACTTTGCCCAACCAGTGTCGACTTCGTTGGATAACCTTCAGGCGGATAACTTGAGCCAGCCGATCCGCCCAATCATGGACTATTACGTCACGCCGCAGACCAATGTCAGTGCGATATTTTACGACTACAAGTACCACATCATATTGGGCACCATCATTCTGATTTATGACATCCGTGTAAAAGGCTGGGCCATTTATCAGATTGCGACTGATTCATATTCGCCAAACTGGAATTGCTTTGCAGTGATCAACAACTTTTTGTATTCGGGGCAGGCTGCGGACGGGATAATTGATCAGTTCTATGTATCCATCCAGTACCGAGACGAAGAGGTCTCTTCGATCGTTCAGGGAGGCCAGTTGCTGGCTAGTAATGAGGTCCGGTATATGCAGGACTTCTTCGCATTCTTTGTAATGGGCGGCGACGACTCCGTGGATATATCTCTTGTAATCGATGGGGAGGAACAGCACAAGCTCACATACACGGTCCCTTTAAAGGGCGGATTCTTTGATAGCCAGTACTTCACATACCAGGATTATGAGGTAGGGCAGAACACCGAAGACTACCGCGTCGTGCATGTGAATTTATGGGGGCGATGGATTCAATACACGATCCGTCAGACCAAAGGACGAACATTTTTTAGAGGATTCAAAATATTATGGCAAACAGTGAAAAACAAGGAATAGACGACGAAATGTTCGCGCTATATATAGAGTGTCATGAACCCTATTATGATTTTACCGACGACATGAAATCCTTTATCAGGAATCGGTTGAAGGACTTATGCGCCACGTTTGAGAAAGAACTCCATTTTGATGGGGGCTCGTTAAAAGCCGTCTTGATTTACTGGCGCGATGCAAATGGCCTTTGCGTCATACTGGAGGCTTTTTCAAAGGCTTTATCACCGTCAGTGCTGATGAAAATGGCCATGCGAGCATATCGCGGATGTAAAGAAATTGTTTACCGCGCAGCATTAAAAAATACGATCATGGTCACTTTCGGAAAGTCCCTTTGTACGTCATCCGAAGTCGTCGATCCGTTTATCTTTTTTATGAGACGGAGGGCGATTTAAATGGAGGCAATCCCAGCGGCGTTGGAAGCGATCGGAAATACTGCGGCATCGGTGGGTACTGCCGCCGCCGAAACAGCCCCAGCAGTAGCTCAGGGGGCTTATGACACCATAGCCTCATCAGCTCCTGGGGTAATTGATGGCCTCAATACAGCGGGTAAAGTTGCTGGTTCTGCGAATGATATTTACAAGGCCAAAAAGACAATAGCAGGAACTGATTTGAAGGACCCTATAAGTATCGCAAAATCAATGGGGGCAGTATCCGATTCTGCGCCAAAAGTTAAAAGTGCCTATGATGAATATATGAAGGCCTTTGGTGGGCAACCATCTGGTGGGCAATCATCTGGTGGGCAACAATAATGGGCGGCTCTAACGAAGACAGTATTGCCAGAGAAAATAGAGTAAGCCAAGCGGATCTTTCCCGTGAGCAAATGGCTCAACAACAAAAGGCGTTGGACCAAACGCAGAAATTTCAACAAGAGCAAACGCTCCAAGGGCAACAATATCAAACCGATACAGCTAAGACCGCCTATGACAGAGCCATGGAGCAATTAAATGCTTCATTGGATCGGAATAAGCAGCTTTCTGGTGAAGGGGAAGCTGGATTTTTGAATTCTGTTTCCGCACCTCCTCCCGAGTTGACGCAGCTAAAGTCAGACATCGCAAACCAGTCAACCGAGGCTCAAAACGCTCAACGAGGACAAGTCAATTTAAACTTGGCTCAACAGGGCGTCAGGGGTGGCCAAGCCGCTACATTAGCGAATCGAAGCTCTGGAGAATTGAACAAACAACTCGGATATAACGTGAATCAACTAGCGTATGACGACGCAACCAAACGAGCATCTGAGAAGGCCGGATACTATGCCGGAAAGGCGCAAACTGGAAACACCGGTTATGCTCGGTAATTCCAGAAGCCCCTATGCCGTAAATTTCGGAAATGGTGGCTATGATCCGCTTGAGAATATCCCTGAATTAATAAAGAGCCTTGCAACTTCAGCACCTCCATCGTCACCCACTCCAACATCAAATCCACTTGATGCAATCGGGAATTTCATAAATACGCTTGGGCCAGCCACGCCATCAGCGCCGCCGTCTACCGGGGCACTTACTCAATCAATTGCAGAATCAAATACGCCAAGCATTCAAGACTCGAAAAAGGATGCTATGAATAAGGTTCTTGAGCTTGAGAAGCAGGGGCCAATAAAACAAGATTTAAACAAACCGACAAATGACGCGGTTCCCACAGATGGCGGCTTTGACTACAAGAAAAATGCCCAGGACCTTATGGCTAGGTTATCAACTCAGGCGACAGCCCAAAAGCCAACGGATCTCGGGGATGTTCTTGGTTCGTTCGGTCAGTTACTAGGCGGTGGATCTAAAACTGCGTCCGGTGGTAAGGACATAGGTGCCGGATTATTGGATGCCATAAAAAATATTGGCCAATATGCCGCCAGTGGGCAGGGTCGGCTAATACTCGGGGCAGCATTGCGACGTCCAGAAATACTGGGATCTGGGCTGGATCAATTGAGCAAAGAGGCTCAATATCAAGATGCCGCAGATAAAAAGAATAGGGATAACTCAAAAGTGCTTTTGACGGCTGGGCATGAGCTTGGGAAGGCATTGAATCAAACTGGGGAACAGACATTTGCGCCCAGGGCATATACGGACGGGCCAATAACGAGATTAGGCTCATACGATAAGCGTACTGGGGAGCTTATAAAAAAACCGACCGACGTCCAAATTCCACATGATGCCCAAATAAAAGAACTTATGCATGGGAACTCCAGTAATTATGAGTTTTTTAACGAAGCAACGCAAAGGTTCCAAAAAATAGAGGGAGATTCTAATGCCCCAGGTAGTTTCACTTTGTCAAAAAGCCCAGAGGGCGAAGACCAAGTCCTCAATACAAAATCAGGGAATCTATCTGGAGGTGGTAAACGCGGTGGGCAGAATTATACAGCTAAAGAAAACGCTGACCTCACCGCAATCGGACATGAAATTCAATCCACACCGGATTACATAAACGCAAATAAGGCATTGAATGCGGCACAAAATATACGAGGCCTATTAACAAATGCTGCATCAGAAGTAGCTGTAAAGACTGCATTAAAGGCAATGGAGGGGGATACGACTCGTTCTGCGGCACTGTTAATGGCATTCGGGGGGCGTCAAGACTTAGTTAGTAAGTGGGAACAAGAGATGGAAACTAGACTTTCCAGCAAATGGTCTAAGGCTAATCAGGCGGCAATAAATGATTTAACAAATGTGTATGTTAAAGGCGCATTAAAAAATCAGAAAAACTTGATAGCCGGTGCGAATTCAAGATTTTTGAACCTGCATCCAAACGCCGATGCCAATGCTGTCGGGAATTATCTAGATACCTATAATTCCAAGTTGCCTAAGACGGCAACGCCTACACCGCCCGAAGGATGGAACGATAAAAATGACCCGGCTGGCGCTCGGCATAAATTGGGTAAAAATAAATGACGCGAACCGTTTCGGATGTAGGGAAAATGGTTCGGGACAAGCATCCTGGGTTGTATGACGATATGGATGATGCCGAGCTTGGTCAAAGCATTGTCAGCCATAATCCTGGCCAATATAAAGACGTTGTCGATACAGAATCTGGTAACTCGCAGGTTTCCACAGACGCCGGGCCAGGATATAAGGTCGCGTCTATTGGAGCACCAACAGCGCCGAAGGAATCGACGGGCTTTATTTCTGGGCTAATGGATTTGATAGGTGGAAATAATGAAAGGACAGAAACTCCGGCTAAGGTATCTCCCGCTACGAGAATAAAGGCCATGCTGGAGGGACTTGGCGGGACTGGTCCAGCTATGGCCCCTATTGCGGCTAACGCATCCGCACAAAACCCAAGATTAGCCGCCTCTGCATTGGCTGAATCTGTCCCATATGCCGTAGCTCCAGAAGGTAACCTGTTAAAACAAATATTGTCGAATTTTGCGATATCTGGAGGCTCGGCTACTGCCAAAGGACTTATAAATGGCCAGCCACTAGGGCAGGCTGTTGGAGAAGGTACTAAGGAAGGGCTTATAGCTGGAACTACCGCCGGAGGTATTGGCCTGGCGGGGAAACTAGCTAGTTTCATACCTGGATTATTGAGGGACACAGCCGCCGTTGGCTCAGGCGTCGGTATCCCAAAAATGAAGACCGCCGTCGAGCGTGAATTTGCCGGAAAATCTGTATTCCCTCCAGGCTGGGAACATCCAACACAGATTTATGACGAGGCAGCTTCGACGGCTCAAAATATCTACAACGCAGAAAAATCAAAGTTGGATACCAAGCTTTCTGATTATTCCCGGTCTGTTTCGGAAACGAAGGCCGGAAATAAAAACTCGATAAGTGCAGCGAATGCGGCGAACCGACAAGCTATCATTGATACGCAGGGCCTAACTAAAAAAGAGGCTGAAAGAGTAGCCGCCGAAAATCGATCGATTTTCAACAATGCTGGTGCGATGGCATTATCTTCATTCAAAAAGTTGCAATCGGATGCCGGGGCTAATGTAGGTGCCGCAGAGCAGGGATTGATTAAGTCTGCAAAGAACAATCTTGTTTCTCCAGAAACTTCTAAATCTGCGGCTGACTTTGTAAAAAACAAGATTAATGACGTCACGATAGTCGACCCATCGGGGAAGGCAAGCCATTTATCAAATAAAGAATTGAATTTTCTGGACAACTTACATTCGGAACTTTCGGGGAAAAAAGCGTTTGTTGATTCGACCGGGAAAGTCATTTCTCAGGGTGAAGTGGACAAACTTCTTGGATTTGGACCTAATGGGGTTAACCTAGACTCGGCAGGTATAAAAGAAGTTAATTTGCCTATATCCGTAGCGAGAATGGACTCCCTTATTTCTAAAATCGATGATTTTGTACAATATGGGCCAAAGCATCAAATTAACGACATCACTGGGCGCGGAGAATTCCATTTAAAGGATGTCCGTAATTTCCTAAATGAAAAAGTCAGGGAAATATCACCAGAGTTGGCTCAGGCCAATGACTCTATGAGTGTCGTGAAAGACCTTCAAACTGCGATTGGTGGAAATGTAAGCGACAAGTCAATGGCGTCGATTATTTCAAAATATCATGCTGGGAAGCTAAATCCTCGGGAAGTAGCTGCATTAGAGCAATTCGATGATCTTTCGGGCATGCGGATTCTTGAAAATAGCAAGCCGAAAATGCCAAATGAATTCCTTCCACAAAAACACCTACCGACAGAGACAGACATTCCGCAGCTACATCAATCAGTAATCGACGAGAAGAATTTTATTGATAAGCTTTCAGGGCTAGCTAACCAAAAAGGTGGCCGTAGTATTCTTTCTCGATACGAATCGCAGACCCCCGAAGTTTTGGGAAATTTGGACGAATTGCAAGCCAGAGCCCCAGATCAAAAATTCATTGATCCCGTTATGGATCAAAACATAGCCGAAGCGTTTCAAAAGAAGCTTCCCGGCAAGGGAGGTGGCTCAGGGAGCGGAGAAGGCTTTGGAAACCTTGCTAGAGTAGCAATCCTTTCAAAGACGGGAGGCGCGGTTGCCCCAATTATGTCTCCCCGACTTATGGCCGCAGGGATTCAGCGATTGCCAGCGATTTCTTCCGGGTTAAACAAAGTGGGCCAGCCGGTCGGTGAGTTAATCAAAAGACTTGCCCCTCCATTAGCCACAAGAACCCAGTCCGCCGAACTTATCCCAAATCCATACGACGCATTTATGAGCAGGAGGAAAAAATAATGTCCACGCCAAGCCTGTCAGACTTATCACGATACACGGGGACATTGCTCAATGGCGTCGATTGGAACTCGAATATCGACCAGATAATCAGTTTCTTTACTACCGATTACGATGTCACTTTTGGGGATATTGTGGCTGATACGTTGGTAGCAGATATATCAAACTGTACGGGGTTTCCTGGATCAAATGTAGCTATTATCGCCGGTGAGAATTTAACCGCAGGGAATTGTGTCCGGGTATCTGGTAATAAGGCATACAAAACCACAAGCGCAACCGCCGCTGGGATTAAAAATTTCCTAGGAATAGTGGTATCAACTGTTTTAATTAATGAAACGGCCAATGTCACGAGGACTCAATATGACTCATTTTCTGGATTGGACGATGGGGAAACATATTACCTAGATACCAACGGAGCCATTACTCTTTCAAAGCCCGCGACCTACGCAAAGCCAATCGGATATGCGATTTCGTCGACATCTTTAATTTTATCGGATTTGAACGAGGCAAATAATACTTTTGCCGATGTTAATATCGCACAGACATTGACTTTGAGCACGCAGCCATCATGCAGTGTTTATAATTCGGCATCTCAGACATTTGCCGACTCAACAGGAACTTTAATCACATTTAATAGTGAATATTGGGATTCTGGGTCACTCCATTCGACTTCCGTAAATACGGGAAGAATTACGATATCAAAAACTGGGTGGTATCTAATCAATATGTATGCGACGTGGCAGTGGGCGGCAGGAGGGTATCGACGTCTATATATGCAGCTTAATGGGTCTGGGATATGGGGAGGTGAATCCACTTGTTTGCCGGTTGTAAGTGGCCAATATACGACGCAGTCTATCAATGTAATTAGACGACTTACCGCTGGAGACTATTTTACGGTTTTCGGATATCAGAATTCCGGAGGTACATTGGATTTGGCTATGGGGTTAACAAATACATCTTCACTTTCCGTGTATATGCTTCCAGGGACAAACGAATAATGGCGCCTATTCCGGCCTCTATGGAGGGGCGTGTAGCAGTGTTGGAGGTACGTGTTTCGGGCCATGATTCAGACTTAAAGGGGGCTATAGATGCTCATCAAGTTTTTATGGGTAAGCTAGATGATCTTTCCGCGACTCTCCATGCGTGGCAGTTACAATCACGGAGCTGGCTAATTGGGATTCTGGTCGGTGTAATCGGGATCATAATAAGCTTATGGCTTAAAAAATGATTATTCTTGAGGTCGTCATAAAGAAAATTTCCGATGGCCCAAAGGCCAAGTTGGCGGAAGGCGTCGTTAATCTGTTGGTCGGCGATTTATTATTCGCCTCATGGCCATTTAAATCCGGTGGGTGGGGGCTGGGGCCGTTACCATTAGGCAAATGGAAATCGACCACCATTAGCCGCCTTCCTGATACGTCCGAGAATGTCGCATACAAGCGAGACTCATTCCCGTGGTTCATGGCATTGATTCCGAAATTTCAGACGACAAGATCAGGGATTGGAATTCATGGGGATGGGAATGTTCCAGGGACATTGGGATGCGTTGGGCTTCAGACGCCGGACGCTGAATTTTATTACACAATGAACCTTCTTTTAAATCGTTTTAAATTAATTGACGTTGTTGTTAGACTGGCCTAAAAAAAAGGGAGTCTCTATTGCAATTTTTACAGAACGTCGTCGGATTTATACTAGGCCATCCATTTGCCCTTAAAGTCGCGAGTGTCAGCTTAACCACATTTCTTATCGCGGACAAACTAAGATCGTCTATTATGTCCATTGAAGGGCCAATCCTGTTCTATCTGAGGTCTAGGCTAACGACACCTGACGAAAAAGAGGCCGCCCGGCGCGTGATTCGGTGGATTGAGGCAAAATTTCCAGATAAGTTAGGCTCTGAAAAACGGTTATTGGCGATAAAATATATTCAGAAGTGCTGCCCTATTGTTCCAACCTCATGGGCTGGACGTTTAGTAGATGATTCGGTATCGGCGATGAACCAGATTCTTAAAGATGTCGAAACTCAGCTGTGATTGGCATTCGGAGCTTCAACCAGACTTTCAGGATGCTGTGAGTTCGGGATTGTCTCAACCTGTTCTTGAATGGGAACAGCTTCAGGAAGCCATATTGAATCTGATTCCATAATTCGTTTATTTGCTAGGTCTATATAGATGGCGGCTTCGTCTATTGCTTCCTTGGCACCGACCCAGTTGACACAGTGAATAACCGCCATTCGGAATTCGTTTGAGTCCATATTAAAACACAATCATGTTTCTAGAAGTCCCAGCTTGATCCCCGCCACGATTTGCTTGTGTCCCAACTCGGCATCGTCAATGTTCAGATACAAACGTAGGTACCCGTCATTGTTTCCACCAAATATCATAGATTCAAACAGTAGGGGTTGAGACGGGTTGAGAAGCGAGAAATTTAGACCTAAAAACACGGTTGAAATCTCGCAATCATCAAGGCGAGTAAAGGCTATCTGGCGGTCGGCGGTTTCCATCCATTTCGCCCATGTAATGAGGTCTTCTGCGGGGACGACGTTGCGCCCATTTAAAATGTATTTGTCAGTCATTGGAATTTAATTTATTGGCGAAGTCGATTAGCTTGCTATTGCTTATAAGAGTCTGGTAGTAGAACGACTGTAAAAAAAGATGCTTCGACGGCAATCTAGCCAGCTCTCGGGATCTAAGCCAAAGCCAAATAGCCCGTCCTGTACGGCCATTGCAATCGGTTAATGGGTGTAAATATTCATACACCAAATGCGAATCATAAGACGTCATGTTTTTGTTGTTCAATTGTTTTAAAAATGTTTTTAACCTCTTCACGAGCTTGGGACCGCCCGGCGGCGGCTCGGAGTCTCCCACGTAGACATTCATCCCAGTTTTATCCCTAAGCTCAATTGGACAAAGTCCTGGCCCAGATCCCTCCTGCAATATTTTAGCTAGTTTCAATATCTGGACGATAGTCAACTTCTTCGTCTTGAGAAATTTCTCGGTAGCCGTAATGTGTTCAGGGTGAACTATGGAGATACCTTCGATCATGTTGGATTCTTGGACAAATTTGGCTAGATACTCTCTTCTGTTAATCACATCAATCTCGTCAAAAAATCCAAAATCATCGGTTAGTCGCATTTATAAAACCTCGTTAAAAATGACTCGAACCCGGATATAGCTGGACCGTTGCGCGGGTGCATTGTTTGTCGTCCGTGTACGCGACTCCGTTGAGGGCATCGAGTACGCCCTTAAGGACATTGTCGATATCGGCGCGGCACTTCCCCCGGATATCAACTTGTATTTCGAATGGGCCTTGATGAACGCCATGCGAACCAATTCGGCATATTCTTGATAGCGCTTGAACTGGACGCTTGTGTACTTTTGCTTTTGCGTCGTCCTTACGTAGGGAACCGGAATTCCTTGGACTACGAACTCGATTAATTTCGTCAAAATAATCCTCCCGGCGCATCTTGTTTGCGGTCATCCATTTTCCCATTTATAAACAAACTTCCAGAAAATGGACCCCAAAATATAAAAAATGACGAATCTGATATAGCCACCAATAGACGCGTGGTGTACGGCAGCACTGAAATACCCAAGAGTTACACCGAACAATACAAGACCATGGTATTTAAATTCGGTCATCCCATAAGCTCCTGAGCGTGTAAATTTACGGGTAAATCGTTTGCGTTGTACTGAGTAAACTTTTGATCAAGTTTATATTCATTCATTGCCGCCTTAATAGGCTCTAGAATCGATTTTAGGCTTATGAGTTCATACCCCATGAACTCTAGGCTGATAAGGTGATTTATCCGCGTACCGCGTTCCCCTGGACGATGCCCTAGATCATGGAGGTGCCCGTGAATATTTATGTCAAAAATTCCATCCCACGCTCTAGGCTTATGGGAAAATAAGACCTTAACCCCGAAGTACATTGACTCCATTGAATTACATACGAAATCCCAGCCATTAGATTCATACCAAAAGGCACTTTTTTTATCGTGGTTGCCTCTGATTAGAATCTTTTTGGCCTTGATCGGGACGATGAATTCCGAGTGCATGGCGGCATCTTGGCCAATACAAATGTCCCCAAGATGAATCAACGTATCGTCTTCGGTTAGCCTAGAGAATCCCGATTTTAATTTTTCTTGGAAATCCAAAGGCCTATCGCAATAGTCAAATATTTTTGCGTGGTTAAAGTGGGTGTCCGTAGTGATGTAGATTGTCATTTCTTACCCTCTACTTCTCGAATTACGCAGTTGTCTGGGACCGTCGAGATGACGCCATTGATTTTCACCTTAAGGCCAGCATTTACCTCGGACATAAATTCGCCTTTTCCTGACACTTTCCAACTAAGAACGGTGACTTTTTCCCCATGAAAGAAGTCAGTCCGTTTAATTTTTTTCATTCATTTTCTGGCCTTTCTGAATTTTCTTTTATGTACATTAACAAATGGGAAATGATCTCCTCTTTTATATTTTTTCGTTGCTTCGCTAATAGCGATTTGTACTCAAAAAATATATCTGACGGAACCCTAACGTTAAGCGGGTGGACATCAACTTTAGTTAATTCATGGCTCGATTTACTTTTCATCATCGGTCTCCTTTTCAAAAATCTCAATAACTTCCATGGCTATCGCCCCCATCTCATTTTTTGCATCCAGGTCATCCCTATGAAATACGGTTTTACCTTGCTCGTACGACAGGACATAGGAAATCCGATCGGCGGTTCGGGCCTCTAGAATGGGCAAGTTGTAATTTTTCTCGATAATCATGGCATCAGCTCGTTTTGATATCTCGGTGGTCTTGTCCTCCATGCTCACTACGAACGCAGCCATCGGCTGAGTGGTATCTAATTCGATCCGTAGTGAGTGAATTGTATTGACTAGGCGTCTAGCGGCCTTGATGTCTGCGGGGGACGGCTGGACCGGAATTAAGACCAAGTCCGAAACCGACAATATCAATCCATTTAATTCCGATGTCCGCCCAGGTCCGTCGATAATGATGTAGTCGTAGTTTGATAATTCT